GTGTTAGCCATTGAACGTGCTAATGCTTTAGTGTAACGAGCAGATAAAGTGTCGTAGAGGTTATCTTCAACAGCTTCTTCTGTTAGTGAGAAACCTAAAGCAATGGTTTCGTGGTTGTATCTAGCTGTCCAAGCTTCTTGAGCATTGTCATAAGCGATGGCAGAACCTTCGCCTTTAACAGGTGCATTACCGAAACCGGATAGTTTTGTTTCTTCTTCAAAGCTACGTTCTGATGTTTCAGATTCGTAGATTTCTTTGTGCTCTTCGCCATAACGCTGATATTCCATTCCGAATAAAGCATTAAGGCCAGGAAGCAACTCTTTTAATAACTGAGCTCTTGAAATTGCCATGATTTATTCTCCTTAAATACCAGTCTTGTTCAGATAGCTATGAGCATCTGGGTTAAATTTAACTAATACATCAGTGTATGCATCGCCAACTTCTGAGCCAGGAGCATCAACAAAGTCTACGACTCTGAATGCAAAACCTGAAGTTGTGTTAACGGTTGCATCTAATGCTGTATTAGAGTTACCTGTAGTTGTAGAACCAGTTGAACTAGACTGAACTGCTGCTAAATGAGCATTTGAGCCTAATGTAGCTTGGGCCATAGAGCCGTCAGCTTGTACTTGTAATACAACGTCTGGATCATAACAACATAAGCAACTGCATCGCTTGCCACTGTGCCTGTTGGCCAGTATTGTGCAAACAATTTTTGCTTAGTATTTGGGTCTGTATATGAACATCCTACAAACACACCAATAGTTCCCGCTGGGAATGGTGTCGAGTTATCTCCGTTTGTAGTAACCAATTCAACAGTACCTGCAGCTACAATAGATACAATTTGACCGTTGAAAAGATTTGATGCATAGCCAGACGCAATTTTAATTTGGCGAGTAGAACCAGCATAAGGCTGTCCACCTACCAAGTTTACGGGCTTAAACCCGTAAGGGGCGGCTGTGCTTGCCATAATATCATCTCCTTAAAGAATATTATTAACCTTTGCCAAAAGAAGTAGTAGATTTTTTTTCAGAGAATAATGGCATTCTAGGATCATTCTGTCTCATTAAACTATTATCAACAGCTTTTTCTTGAGCTTCAGCTTTATCCTTATAGTATTTATTTCTCTGGTCTACCATTTCTTGCGGCATTTTACAAAGTAGTAAGCCACCAACTTCAATACAATCTTTAAAGTTTGAGGTAGAGCTTACCGGTAAATTTACTTCTGGGTGATCTGAATGTTTCACAGGTTCCCAGCCTTCACGCATTTTTGAAGATACATTTAGGTTATCAGCCTCGTTAGCCAATGAAATCCTAATCCATCTATATGCCCAACCTGGTTGTTTCTTAATTTCAGGTAGTAATGATGGGGGAGCCCATTGTTTATCACGTACTTGAGTTTCATCACGTGCTTCTAATTCTCTATCTTGTCTTTTAACCATTTGCGTTCTCCGTTTTAATTAATTCGCGTGCATATTGCTCTGGAGTTAGCTTGAATTTCTTTGCTAAAGCTAACTGTGTCTTAGTCAATCTAATTTTTTTAGGACCAGTTGACCGCGTTGCTGGAGCAACAACAGTTGAGGGTTTGCGCTGAGTTTTTACCTCAGTCGATTCAGTATCATCCCCGAAATATTCTGGGAAGCGTTTATGCATCGTTTCATCTATACGACGGTAATATTGGTCGGATGATGGATCAACTCCACTACTAACCAACTTTTCATGCAGACCTAAAGCTAAAGATGTCATTTCTTGATCTTTACCAAACCACTGATTATTTTGTTGCCAATCTAATGCTCTTTGGTCTGGCTTATTAACTCTAGGCTGTAATAATTTTGCTTGCTCTGAAGATACACTATTTTGGTCTTCTTGTAAAGCTTCTTTACTATATTGAGGCTTCATTCCTTGAGCCTGACCTAATTTATATTGAGCTTCATTCATTTTAGTTTGAGCTTCTATAAGTTTGTCAGTGTCTCATTAGCAAGAGCTTCTCTATAATCTCTTTGAGCAATAGCTAAATCAGATTCATATATCTCTTTTAATGTTTTAAGATAATCTTCTTCACCAGTAGACAAAGTAGTTTTAAGCTTATTATTTTCTGCAATAATCCGTTGTGCATATCTAATAGCTTCTTCTCTTTCTCTTGAT